AACTGAAGCAGTTATTGTGTATTCTAAAACGCCATACAGTATTACAAAACATGTACCTTTGAACACCCTCATGTCGAAAACTCCAGTTTCAGCGTTATCTTTTATTAGGGAATAAAATGATTTCACCTCTTTTAATCGTCTATTGACTTCAGCATTTACATCTTCGAACATTATTCTAAAAATTTGCTTCTACAAAATTCTATTCTTGCAAGGAGTTTGGGTTTTGAATTTGTAGCTCCAGTGATTAATTTATTAAAATCTTTATCGGTTACCCAATCGTAGAAAGAAGAAATGTTGATAGATTCTTTTTTCTGTAGAACTTCAGCGGCACCAACAGAAACGGCTTCAAAAAGAACAACTGAAGTAATGGTGCTTGTTCTGCTTTTTACCATGCCGTGGGTTAGGTTGGATAATTGAGTAAACACATTATTAAATATGCGTTCATTCGTTTCGTAATCAAAGTTCTTACAAGAATCATTCATATAATCGTTCAAAAAGTCAACAACGCTATGGTCAAAGTTGCTTTTATTATTTAAAGTTGCAAAAAAGCGCAGAACTAACTCTTCTCTAGTCCCGTCATTCTCTGAGTTTTTGGAGAGTTTTACAACTCTTCTAAAATTATTGTTTAATGATAGTCTTTTTAGAAAATCATTAAATTGACCTCTGAAAATACAGCTTCTAATCTCTTGGTCTGATAATTTTATGCCTCCAGTGTTTAACCTTTCAAACAGGTCAAACCTTATGGATTTGTCGCTTTTGTCACTTAATGTTGTTATTTTTAACGGCTTTAGCAAAAAGTCAATTTGTAAAGAACGTGGTAAGCATTTGAAATCCTTTTCATTAAAAGATTTCATTTTCTTCAGTCCGCAAAGTTGTAATGGAATTTCCTTTTTAATTTTTTTTCTTGCTGAAGAATCTTTTTCTGCAGCGAAATTAATGATGGAACTAAGTCTTTGTACACCATCTATCACTTCCCATGTACCGTCTGGATTGGTTGCCATGAACAATGAAGGTACTGGAATACCCAAGAAAATAGACTCAATAAGAGTTGATTGTCTAAATGCATCCCATCTGAATTGTCTTTGGTATTCAGGGGCTATGTCAATAAGTCCATCATTTACCATAGATATTAATTCCTTTACACTCATATCATAAGAATTAAAATCTACTTTTCTTTTTTGTTCATTGAGTTCTGAATTTATATCTTCCATAATATTCTATTTTATATAGGTTCCATGTGTATTGATTGAATTTCATCTTATACCCAATTCATAACATTGACTACTCCTACTACTATTGCCCAGTCTTGAATTTCACTGGCAGGAAGATCATATGGTATAAAACCCTCTTCTTCATTGAAAGATACACATTTTATATATCCTTCTTTTTCTGAAGGCATTACTTTTTTTATAACCACTCCATCTGGGGTTGCCAAAGCATACACTTCTCCCCACCTTACATGAGATCTACTTTTCCAAATTCTGCATCCTACAATAGAACGTTCAGGAATGCTTCTTTCTGGATATTTTCTATTTATCATACTACGCCCACGCGTTCTCATAGTAAAATCACACCCAGCTAAATCGGGTATAATGTATCTATCGCATTTATTGGCTTCTATCGCTATTTCAAACCCTGAAGGCATTCCGCAAGAAGCAGCTTCCAACTCAAATAAAGGGATAGCATTTTTGTTATCACAATTCAAATGCGGTGTATCCAAAGCGATATTATCGCAATCAAGTTCCACAAAAGGTATAATAATATTCCGCCCAAATCTTTCAACTATACTATTATATAGTTCTTCTGTAAGATTTTTCTTTCCTGTCTCAAGCTCAGACAGATACGATTGAGAAATACCTACTTCTTTTCTAAACGTCTCTTGATTCATTTTCAGAGACTTACGCAGTTTTGCAATATTTAGCCTATTCATACATTGTTAAACATTGTCAATATAGCGATATTTTATTGCGATAAATAGCGATATATTGCGATAATATAGTATATTTGCATCATCAAACAGTGATAACCTAATCACTTTTGCAAAGAAAGACATTTTTAAGGTCATATACAATAGTATAAACATATTAAAATACACGATTATGAGCACGAATTTTAAAAATCAAATGAAAGAAGTCATGAGTCTCGCATGGTCTTTTGTGAAAAGAAACGGTTTTTCAATGAGCGAAGCACTGAAATGCGCATGGGTAAATATAAAGTTGAAAGCTCAAATGAAAAGCAAGATTGTGAAGTTTTACTTTCAGAAAGTAGATGGCACAATGAGAGAAGCTTACGGCACGCTTTGCGAAAAATATATGTCGACAGTAACCGGTACTGATAAAAGAGCAAAGAACGATACGGTTCAAACCTATTTCGATACAGAACGCGGTGAGTTCCGATGTTTCAAGAAAGCTAACCTTTTAAAAATTGCATGATTATGACACGTTACGAGATTGAACAAGGCTTAGATGCCTTATACAGAGACCTGGACAATGTTCAGAATATGGATGAAGAAACAGCCCGCAGAGTTTACAATGTAGATTGCAAGGCTGACATCATAGAAGTTATCGAAGAAGAGATTGATACCTATGAAGCTATCCTTTCAGGACCGGACACAGACGAAGATAACGACATGGATTATGATGCCCTCTGTCTGATTCAAGGTTTAAGCAGATACGCATAACACCCCTACCCTGCTGACGGATTGAACGGCAGCCGATAGCGAGAATCGGGCAGGGTTCTATTGATTAGTTCTTTGACATGATGGAAAAATAGAGGTTGCAAGTAATCCTCTGCTGAAAACGGACTACGTGAATAGGCTTAACTTGACAACGATATAATGCTGTGGTAATGGTCAAACCGTATCGTTGTAAAAATAAACAGTTAGACTTTGGTCGGCAAATCATGGTATTTGCTTTATGATATAAACATCTTGGAATAGACATCCCGCACTGATAGCGAAATAATGGAGTAGCCTACACTTACGTAGGGGTTATGAAAACGCACCGGATAGCTTTAAAATGGCTGTAATGCTTGCAGTAGAATAAGCACTGAATAATTATTGAGAAAACGAATATAGGCGTTTTCTATTTAAAGTTTACTTTCAGCACTGAAAATCGTCCTCACAGTAGTGAGTACGAGCGTTGGGCACGCTTATCACTGAAAGGTCTATATAGCTCTGCACGGTCACGAACCTACCCTTTGATGCGGATGCAGAGCACAAATTTTAAATTATACGATTATGTCACATTATTATTCAAAAGTAGATGCAGATAGTTTATTATCGCTAGTAAATGCATCTGATTGCGTAGAGTATTTCGGTATATCTGGTTTGGTTTCTGAAATGGACGAAACAGAAGTTTTAAAACAGGTAAGCGAAGATACCATAATTAGTTATCTCGAAGATAAGGGTTTTAAAGTAGAAAAGGAGGACTAAGATGAAGTTAATCCAGTTGATTTTAGCCATACTTTTAGCCTTATGCGCTATAATTATGTTTTATGGGGCAATCACAACCCACAGCCCAATAAAAGCCATCTCTGTTATTATCATGGGTGTTATATGTATTGGTTGTTTTGTTTTTGTCAGAATCACCTACACAGAATTACGTGAATAACAGAAATCCGCAAAAAGGTAGACCGATAATCCGGCATAAGGTTCCTGCAATAAACCAGTACTGTGAGTAAGGGAAACCAGCCGGGCGGATTCTGAAAAATATAGTAGTTTTTGTCGTGTTTTATTTTGTGTTTGTACTGGGTGTGCCGTCTGTGAAGATAGTGCACCTTTCTTATATGGATGGTTAGCTTATCGGTTAGAGCTTTGTATTGCGCAATCAATTATCACGATTGAGAGAGGTTCGATTCCTCTACCATCCACCAATCATTAATTTAATTTTTAATCTTATGGCAACAATCAGAGAAACGATTTTAAAAGTAAAACCGGGCGAACCGAAGATTATCCCGCTATCAGAAGTTGATGTTACAGGCTACAGACAGCAAGCCCATGTAATTAGCAAAGAATTGAGAAACAAAGGCGTTGTTGTTCCAGACGGCAAGCCGGCATACACAATCTCTAAAAACAAGTACACCGGATCAATGTATATTATAAATAATATGCAGAAATAGTATCTAATCTTACACGATTATGGATAGAGTATTTACAGAACTGTCTGATAGAGAAAATGAAATCGCTCAATTGTATGGTGGTGGGTTAGAGGTGAAGGAGGTCGCTAATCTTCTTTTTCGTTCCTCTGCCACTATTAGAAATCATATGCAGAGCATATATGAAAAGCTACAGGTAAGAAACAGAAGTGAGTTATCCATTAAAATGATGGAAAGACTTAATCGTGTTAAGTTCACCTTAGACTTATCACCAATAGTTAGGGCTTCTGTTTCCTGTTTTCTATTATGTGTATTCTCACTATCGCTTTACCACGAACAAAGCGAGATGAGAAGAGAAAGAGAAGCAAAGGTTGAACGAATTGAAAGAATAAGGAGGTCAGAATGAATGCGGAAACTAAGCTGAACACTCTCTATCGAATAGGTAGCAGAGTTTCTCTCAATAAAAAACAAGCAAAAGAGTTTGTAGGCGGTCGTTACAGACTTGAAAAGTTGATAGCGGAGAAGAAAATACGGGCAGAAAAGACCGGAGCCACAAAAATGTCTCCATACGCTATCAATGCCTGCGATGTGCTTCTTTATGCTATTGATTCTAAAGAACAAAGAATATAATTAACCCTTTAAATTTTACGATTATGAGTCTTATCAAAAAAAGTAATGAATTAGTAATCCCTACCACTGTAAAGATGATGATTTACGGTCAGGCTGGTATGGGAAAATCAACAGTGGCATTGAGCGCACCGAAACCGTTATTATTGGATTTCGATAATGGCGTTAAGCGTATGAATATGGCGCATTTGGAAAACATAGATACTGTACAGGTCACTTCATGGAGTGATGTTCAACAGGTCTTGCAGGAGGATTTGTCTGCTTATCAGACCATTGTAGTTGATACAATCGGTAAGATGATGGATTTCATCATTACTTATAAATGTGGCAGCCGCCAACCGTCTATCAGGGATTGGAGCGGTATCAATGCAGAGTTTTCATGGATGACACGAACACTTTCGGGGCTTAACAAGCACATCATTTTCGTTGCCCATCGCGACACAAGAAAAGAAGGTGATGATACGGTGTTTATCCCTGCCTTGCGTGAAAAATCCTACAACTCTATCGTTACTGAACTGGATTTGCTCGGTTATCTTGAAATGAAAAGCGAAAGAGGCGTCCAAAGACGTACCATCACTTTTGACCCAACTTCAAGAAATGACGGTAAGAATACTTGCAATCTTCCTTCAGTGATGGAAGTTCCTACCATCCTTGACAAGAATGGTAATCCAACCGCAAAGAACGACTTTATCACCGCCAAGATAATCAATTCGTATTTGGGTATGCTTGCTGCCAAGAAAGAGACACAGGAAAAGTATGATAAAGTTATT